TGCGCAAAATTTGCTGTACCCGTGATAGTTGAAAGTACAATAACAGGAAGTGAAAAACGTAAACTCAATTTTTTATACAGTAAGAATGATTTATGATGCATAAATCTGTAACACGCGGATGCCTCACCCCATTGTTTCAATATAGTTTCATGCTGATCATTCCATACAATTTTTTCTTTTACCATTGTATAGTATAAATGAATATAATTTTCTTCCTACATGCATTTTTTATAATAGCCATATTGGTTGTTCCTTTCATGAATAACCGCGAAAACCTGGAGTTTTATTCATTACTTATACCCTTTCTATTCTTCCATTGGAGTGTGAATGATGATACATGTGCTTTGACTCAACTGGAAATGTCTATGACTGGTCAGGAGAAAGAGCAAACATTTATGGGGCGTCTGGTTGGCCCAATTTACAAAATGGAAGATAATGATGTTAATAAAATGACGAAATCTGTATTCTTCTTACTGTGGGCACTTGTGCAGTATAGAATCGGACACTTTGATTTCTTTATTAAAGAATTCAAAAAAGCTATGAAGTGATTTAAAGATATTTTACGATTATATAACTATATGGACGTCAAGATAAAAACAGAAATTCGGAGACTGGAAGAACTTAAGAATCTTAAACAGAGGGAATACATCTTCAATGTGGAACGAGTAGAAGAAAAAATCGAACAGTCGAAGTCTCAAATTGATCGAACAGACTCTGTGATCAAACGGGATATTTTGAAAAAACAGAAGGTGTATTATAGAGAAGAAATAAATGCACTCGACAGTGCAATTGAAAATTTTACTCAATCGGTCGACGAGAAAATTGAGGGTCTTTACAAAGTTCTCGAGGTGTGGATAGAAAAGAATAAGTTGGAGAAAGAATCTATCGAGTACAATGTCGAAAAGATACGCGATCTTATCAAAGGGGAAAATATGAATGATGTTTTCGAAATGTTTAACTCTGTTGCGAATTCGCTAGAAATTATTGATAAAAAGCTCACTTCTTCTTCTCACGAATCAGTTCCTGAACCCTAGAAAACATCTCCCTGTCAGCCTTTTTACGATTATCGACCCTTATGATGATATACTTGAGCCTGTTGGGTATTTTAGGGCTATTACCCCTAGATCTCTTCGTGGGTTTGAGTTTACTTTTTGCATCCTGAAGTTCCTTTTTTGTTGGCATTTTTACTATATATCGAGAAGATTTTCCTCATATATAGTAATGAAAAACAAGACAAAGAATCAAGCCTTGTGGTTGGCTCTTATTTTACTTACAGTATTTGTAGGATATATGTGGTATAATCCAAGGATTGTCCGAGTTCCAGTACGAACCGCCGCACCACCCGTCCCACCCAGACCCGTGGAAACACGCCGCGAACCTGAGTTTAGGGGACCACCCATTAAAAAATACAAGCCTGGTCACATGCAACAGATGGGGATCATAACTGGCCCAAACGAAGAAACGATGCCTTTATATGGGAAGGAGGTGCGAGGTAGGAGAGATAGGTATCATTATTACACGACCCCCGGTGATCATAATCTGTACCCAGTACCTTTGAGTCATAATTCAAGAGATTGCATGGAGGATATAGGCTGTCAGGAATTATATGGAAATGAAACAGTCTCAGTTACTGGTAAAACTGGTTCATTTGAGGTTAATATGTATAGAACTGATGATTTCTTTTAAAGTTTGCATCGCCTTCGGCTATCTTCTATGACGCGACCAGAAGATAAGATGCACCCGAGGGATCCGAGAACCATCAAACCCTTGGCATAATTGGATTTATTGGGAACATATTTCAGCCCGATGAATAGAGATATCAGGGTGACGCACACACTGGCCGTTAATAACTTAAGATCCGTCTTGGGCATAGGTCGTCCTTCCTTGGACATGATATTTGGGATCTTGAAAAATCCCATAATCAGGGATGTACTTATCATTGTTTACTACTATCACTCAAGAATTTTTTTTAATGTAATGAGATCGTATTCTCTACCCTGAAGACCACTGTTTTTTGATAGTTTGGCTTTCATGTTTAATAGTTCCACAATCATTTCATTATCAAGATATTGAAGAAAATCCCTCTTTTGCTCAATATCATCAAGCTGACTTCGTTCCTTCTTTGATTGAACATACGGCCATACGTGTTTTCTCAAAGAACGAAGCTCTGCTTCCATTCTCGTCATGTGAGGTAATATGACCTCGCGTATAAGTTTGTTCGTCTCATGAAGGTCATCCTTCCATTCGGTCATAGTTTCATTGTGATTTAAATTTCTAAGTCTATTATAATGATTCCCATCAGCCTCAGGAACAAAGCCAAAAAATTGGGTATTAGGGTAACTAAAGATGTCGACGGAAAACGCGTAAAATTGACGGAGAAGGATATCAAGAAAACGATTTTCGCTGTACTGAGAAACAAAGCCAGTAACACGAAAAAATTCATCCGCATCTGTAAAAATGTTCTAGTAACAGCCAGCCCAAATAACAATAGGAGGGTCACCAGACCATCTTCTCAAGCTCCACCTCCACCTCCACCTCCACCTCCACCCCCGCCTCCACCCCCGCCTCCTAGAAAGCCCGTAATAAATGCGAAGCGTGCCAAACTCATGAGTGAATTGAAAGCTACCCTCAAGAAGAGGGGGGTGGCAAAATAAAATCTCAATTATTAATATACGAGATGAATAATCAGGCAAACGCCAACAAGGCTAATAATTTCAACGCTTCCGCGGCGCTGAACAACACCCTCAAAAATGCCGGTAACAACAATGGTATGGGACCCGGGGGTAACAACGCGAACAAGGGCAACAACAAACCTGCCAACAACAATGGCAACAACAAGGGTAACAACAAACCCGCCAACAACAACGCGAACAAGGCCAACAACAATGGCAACAACAAGGGTAACAACAAACCCGCCAACAACAACGCGAACAAGGCCAACAACAACGGCAACAACAAGGGCAACAACAAGCCCGCCAACAACAACGGCAACAACAAGGGCAACAACAAGCCCGCCAACAACAACGCGAACAAGGCCAACAACAAGGGCAACAACAAGCCCACCAACAACAATGCGAACAAGGGTAACAACAACGCGAACAAACCTGCCAACAACAACGCGAACAAGGCCAACAACAAGCCTGCCAATAACGGTAACACTATGTCGGCAAACGCTATAAAGCTTCGCAACCTGGCAAAGAAGATTGCGATGAATGCTATTAACAAGGCTCGCAAGGAGATGAACAACCAGTAAGCATTCACAAAATATGAATAGAATAAACAATTAATTTACATACGCTCAATGTATGTAAATTAATTCCGATGTAAACAGTAAGATGTCTCTCAACGATCTTAAACGAGATTTTCTAAAAAGGTTAGGGTCTGGTCTACGCAATTTATTGAATGCTGATGAAATGGGTTCGGATCCCGATACCGATATGAAAGAATTCATAAAAATACACATGTTAATAAAGAATAATACAGGGAAATATGAGTTTTCTGAATCCAAATTCGTGACTGCTGTGGGTGTACTCGATTTTGATCTACTTTCACAGATTCTTTTACAATTCGATCAAAATGGTGTTACGATACAGAAGGTTCTTAAAGAGTCTAAATTCAATCCATTGACGATGTCAGGTAGGGAAATATACCTGGGTACATTGATTGAACAAGGTGAAATCGAAACATTTTTACACTTTATCGCCTTTTAACTACATCTGTGGCGAGAACTGAAGCCGAGGAGCATGACTGAAGGCAAAGCCAGCCAATCATAGGGAAAACGATTGGGGGTGGCGGTCTCGGGGGAAAGCTAGACGCAGCCTTATTTATCATGTATCCCATAAGCATCACGCATATACAAGATGTGCATATGGTACTTATATGAGACATCAAATACTTATTTGGCATAGGACCCCTCTTATTACTCAAATAATCAGATAAGATTGGTATAGGTATCTTATTTATCATAGGCAACTTACATATGAGAAGTAACGGAAATGGAATCATCACTCTTTATATATACTGACACTTTTTTTAGCGTCTGGTTATTTTAATATTGAATCGCTTGGACATAAATTTTTCAACTTCTCCAAAAGTTGGATAACTCCATAGATACCAGCGAGACCAGAACCCAGCAGTATCGATACCACTCATCTTCCAATTCTCTTTGTCGCTTCGATCGACATTTAACATTTTCACTTGAATCTTCTTAGGATCTCGTTCCTCTAATGTTTGTCTAGGTACATGACCTCCATGACGTAATACATAGGAACGCATACGTGAGGGAGTCTTGTGTTTGGTGTAGTCAGAATATCCACTGGCACCAAAATCAACACTCCTGCCGTCGTCCAGTATCGCCCTGAACTTTTTCTTCTTGTCAGGGCTTTTAGTGACTATGACGCGCATACTTATAATTTACAAAGATAATTTACTTACC